ATGATTTAATATTTTTACCATCAACAATTTCTTTTATTTCACATTTCCTGGCAAATATTTTATTTTCGGTTTTTCCTAGTTTATTTAATATCATAGATTTGATCACTTCTTGTTTGTGTACCCAAGTATCTTCGTATATCTGAATCAATTGAATTCCTTGTTGTTCACACAATTCAGTTTTGTTTAAATGATAGTTTTTTTCTTTATTTAATTCATTATGCCAATATAGACCATTAAATTCAAATGCAATTTTTAATTCTGGTATATAAATATCTAATTCTAATGGTGGTATTATTGATCGACTATTATATATTATATTAGAATTATTGGAACTAATAAAATCTTTAAGTTGTATTTCCAAACCAGATTTTGTTGATGATATAGGATTACATATTGTGCATAAAACTGTTTTATATTTTAATCTCAAACTTAATAATGAAAAATTAATATCATAAATATGGTGTTTGTCACATTCTATTGTACAACTACCCGATTTAATATCTTTTATGTTTAAAAAATCATATTTTTCAAATAAACTGTTGATCTGACTTTTTTTAACTTTATTTAATTTTTCGTAGATTTCTTTATTTTGAATTGGTCGTTTAACATTATATTTTTCAAGATTTGTTTTTTCTATTTTTAATTGTTTACAACAGTCACAATAATATACATTTCCTGATTTTTTATTTTTATTATACGCATATAATGATATATTATTTTCATTATCACAATTATCACAAATTGCGGTTATTCTAATATGTGAATTTTTTTGAATATCTTCTACTTTTACTAATAATTTTTGACCAACTATTGCATCATAGCCTAAATATTTATAATAACTTAAATTTCGTCCAACAATATTAATATTTAAATGTGTTTCTTTAATCATATTTTATATATTAAAAATCATAATTATTGTTTAATATATATTGGTATGAAAAAAACTATTAAAAAATGAAACATTTAAAATTTTTTGAAAGCAACCATAATAAGATTCTACTTTGTTCTATTGTGCATGATAATGATAATACAAATGCAACTATTTTTGCATTTTATGATGAAGAAAGTCGGAATAATTTTTTGATAAATTATATTCACAAAGATTTTTATGATGCAGATGATGATTCAGTTAAAAACATATTTGATGTTGATGAATTAATAGAATTGTTTAATAATACTGATGGTGATGATAGAATATTTTTAGATACTGCTGAAATATTATCCAATGTTGAATTAGAACCAAAATTAAAAATTAGAAAAAATGCAAAAAAATATAATATTTAAAATAACTTTATAAATTATATTTTTTAATTTTATTTCTTCTATCTTTAACAATATTTAGAATTTGTTTACCTTGTGTATCTGAACCAGTATTTTTATATTTATTTATTAAATCCACTAACCGATCATCTATTTGATTTGATCCATTATTTGCAATTTCATTTTCAAATTCTTTTGGTAGCCAAATGTGATAAAGTGTTGAATCTATTTGAAATTTACATCTTAATGCTAAACCTTTCATAGCACCTATACTTGATTGATCTGCTTCAATTTTAATCATTCTTTCAATTTCTAAAGTTTTTCTATAACTACCATCTTTATTTTCTTTAAAATCATCTTTTCCAATAAATATATAAAAATCGTTATCTGTATGTAATGGATTTTCATTAAGTAAATCATTTAGAAGTTCAATTTCTTCATCTATAGATTTATTTTCAAATGTTTTTAAATATTTCATATTTTTAATTTTTAATTTTTTATTCAAATATAAATTCAATATTATAACCTTTTATAATAAAATTAAGAAATAAAATATCTCTTAATGTTCCTTCATACAAATCAATATTAAATAAATATCCTAATGCTGATAATTCGGGAATATAAATATTAATTTGTTCTTCTACTTTACTTTTTAATGTTCCTGTAGTTACTCGTGTTCTCCATAAATAATATTCTAAATTACATCCAAGTTCAATATCACCAAATACTTCGCCTTTATTTGTAAATAGTATCATTTCTAATTTTTGAACAATGACTTCAATTTCATCATCTTCAATAATTCTATTATTTTCATATTTTGGATGACCATCATATCTAATAACTAAATCTTTTACATCTTTTAAAGCCATTCAACCAATTATTTTTACTATATATATTAAAAAATTTTTTCCGAATGGATGATTCAAACAATGATTTAAATTTTATATCAGTTATAGATTATATTGGAGAAATAAATAATGGTGTCGCTATCATCTTATCAATGAAAATCAATGAAAAAATATATGAATTAATATATTGGTTTAATCAAGAAGATAATTATATTATGTCAGTTGATAATAATTTTTTATCTGATTATAATTTAGAATCAATTTACGATTATAAAAATTATAAGACATTGGCGTATTATATTCACAAGTTTGTATTATATAATAAAGAAGAAATAATCAATGAATTTTTATGAAAAAATATATAATAGTTTTTGGATTTTTACTAATATTTTTAACAAGTTGTATGATGCAACTCAGAATGCCACACAATAGTTATTTAACAATAAATGAAATAAAATCAACATATCATTTAACTTATAAAGAATGTAGAACAATAATTATAGCTGCTGAATTCAATGAAATTGATTGTAAATATGATATTAATCAAGAATGTTGGACATATGATGATAAAATTGATTATAGTTTATTTAGATTTGTCAAATAATATTAACCATAAATTTTTTGTTTAAAAAACATTTATTATTATTGTGGCTTAATTCTAAAATATTAAATTATGGATTCAATAATAGTTAAAGACATCAAAATCGAATTAGAATTTTGTGAAAATTTTTCAAATGATTTTTTAATAGATAAAAACGGAAAAAAAATTAAATTAGACACAATATACACCGATGATAGTTTAGATTTTTTAAAAAATCTTCCAGATAACAGCATAAATTTAATTGTTACATCACCACCTTATAACAATTTTAGAAATAAACGACATGAAAATAATCCAGTAAAAAATAAAAGATATACACATGTTAAATATGATTCATTTTCAGATTCAGATCCAGAACATATATATCAACAAAATCAAATTAAAATAATTAATGAAATGGTCAGGATTTTAAAACCTGATGGTACAATTTGTTATATTCATAAAGATAGACGTTATGATTTTGAAATGATTTCACCTATAAGTTGGATAAGCAAATCCAATGCTATACATAAACAAACAATAACTTGGGATAGATTAGCACCATGCAATATACCAAATCCAAATACAGGTATGTTCAATAGAGAAGAAGAATATATTTATTTATTAGGAAAAACACGAAAATTAGGTAAATGGAATAAAGAATTTGCACATTATGGTTCTGTATGGAAATTTTCTAGAAATAAAAAAAATTATGGTCATCCTGCAACTTTTCCTGAAGAAATACCAAGAAGATGTATAGAAGCATTTTCTAACCCAGGTGATATAATTTTAGACCCTTATAGTGGAACAGGAACAACAGCAGTTGTTGCTAAAAAAATGAATAGAAAATATTTGGGTGTAGACATTTCTGAAAATTATAATAATATAGCACGAAAAAGATTAAATAAACAAAAATCAATGAAAGATCAAATTGAATTTCTTAATGATTTTATTAATAAAAATCCATTACATAAAGATCACGATTTTTATTTATTTACTGCTAAAGATAATTTTATTGAAGAACAAGATGGTAGATATCGAAAAACAATAAAAATAGAAAAAATATTTAAAATTTCCCCAAATGAAAAATCTATAAATTTAATGACTAGTTTACGTTTACGAAAAAATGATTCAAAATTATATAACATTTGGTTAGCAAAAAATATAGAAAATGATAAATTAAATATAGATTTTATAAATAAATATAAAAATCAAGATTCAATAAAAACAATAAAAAATATTATAGATATATAAAATTATATATCTATAATATTCATAGTTTTTAATTTTTTTATTGGATCACTTGCAAATTGATAACCACAACTAATTCCATCAAAAAGCGATAAGACATTTATTTTTTTTATTTTTTCATCCATTTATTTATGATTATTTTTATATAACACTAGTTATTTAACCAGTTATTTAACATATATAAAAATTAAAATAAATAGTTGATAAAAATTATATTTTAAAATCTAAAAATATCAAAATCTAAAAACAAATCCATATTTATCTTTTTTTCCATAAATCATTTTCTATTAGTAACACCTTTCCAAATGATATTAACTGTATTTAAACCTGTTGTAGTTTTTGGATCTTCATTAAAATAGACACCATTTCTATTAATCCAACCACCTCTTAAAATTACTAATTCATTACTTCTGATAACAATATCACCTAAAATAGGATCAATTCCAACCATTTTTGTCGCATCATATTGGCTTGTTTGATTATATGCTACAATAGTTGATGATCCAACAGAAGATGGTACAATTTTACCATCATTTGTTATTGAATTAGCTAATACTGTACTACTATTACTACCTGTATTTCCAGATGTTGTTACAATATTTCTATAAGAATCTGATGATATATTAACACTATTTGTCGATGTTGCATATGTTGATTCAATTACAGTTTTTTTAGTGGATGATAATAATGCACCATTTCTATGATAATCTTCATTATCTTTACCGATAAATTCTATATTTAATGAATCTATTCCATCTATTTGTTTTAATATTGAAATTAAATTAGCTTTAATTACTCGATCATATCTTTCATAGGTTGAAAAATAATCAGATAAAATATTTATAATTTGTTCACTAATATTATCTTCTTCAATATCATCATATTTTCTAATAAATAAATTTATTACAAAATATTTTGGAATTGGATCAATAATTTTAATAGATGATGTAATACTAACGATTCCTTGTTTTTTAAGATAGGTTATAATTCTATCTTTTTCTACTTTATCTAGTAAAAATGCAGAAAATGGCACATTAAAATAATTAACATCACTTGAAAAATAATCGGTTATTCTTGGTATCAAATATAAATACATTTCATTTATATTTATATTATCTAAATTACCATCGCTATCAATATCAATTTTAACCATATCTAAAGTATTAAATGCGTTTACTTTTGAAAACATATTTAGTTTCTTTAAATGGTAAATAAATTGTGCAGGTGTTGCCAAAACAAAGTTTCTAGAAACATATGGAATTACACTTTTTGTATATTCAACACTTTCACCATCACTTGCAAATTTTATATCAGTTTCAACAAATATATCAAATAATGATAATGGTTGTAAAATATTACCATCACTATCATAAATATCATCAATAAAATTAAAATCATTAACCTTATTATTTAAAATATTTCCAATTAACCCATTAGATAATAAATATGTCACTTTTATTACTGATCCTATAGGTGGAATAACGCCATGTAGACCATTGCCAAAATATATATCCAAATCACCATTAAATCCTGTTTTTGTGACACAAGCATATTCATTTTCCAACATATCATAAATATGATCTTTAATTGTTAAATTTATACCATTTAACGTTATATAATATTCAAAATTTTCAATTGTTGAATTGTTACTAACTGATACTTGATAAGATTGTGAATATCTACCTGTACCTGTAAATGTTTGAGATTCATATTTACCTTGAATTACATTTACAAAAAATTGACAACCTGGTGTTAGTGTATAATAATTTTTTTCATTTCCAGTTTTTATCGTATAATAAAGATTATTTGTTTTATTTTTTATACTTGTATTATCATATATTATAATTTGACCACCTGATACTAACTGACTTATATTTGTGCCTTGTTTAAGTTTAAATTTAAGTGTACCATTTGCTGACATTGATCTTGATGGATTATGTCCTGATATTCTAGCTATCATTTTTATCATCTTAGGTGTCACTGTTTGATCAATATCTAATTGTCTAACTGTATTTTTCAAATACAACATATTTTGAAGGAATACTTCTTTTACAACTTCCAATATTTGACCATATGGTGATGCAGAATTAAAAAGAATACTTGATTTATTATATGCGGAACTTAACCAATTTGTTATTTGATTTGTTAAATTAGTATAATTTAACTCAATTCTATTAAATACCCTGTTAAGTTTTGTTAATCTTGCCATCACATTTTGATTTTATTTTTTAAATTATTTCCTATTGTTTCAACTAGATGATCTAAATTAGTTTCTTCATCTTCATATATGTTATCTAAAAATTCAAATTTAAATACATATTTATTTTTATCTTTTTTTGATATATTTAACTTACCTTTTTGATTATTATTTAAGTCTATAATAAAATTAAATTCCAATAATTCACATGATACAATCGGAATTTTTTCAACTTCAAAATTTGTGACAGACAAATCAGTAATTTTATTATTCTTAAACCAAGTATTAATTAGTGTTGATGGTGATTTACTTAATTTTGATAAAATTTTAATATCATCACCAAATTTATTTTCTTTAAATATTTTAGTTATTTTATTTGAAAAATCTTCTAAATCATTAAAATAAATTCTAATATATTCACAGTTAATATCATATAAATATGAAAAATAATTTTTGGTTAATTTCGTTTTATTACTATCCATCACAAATAAAATCTTAGTATAAATAATATTTACATCATCATATAAAATTTTATTCATAGATATTACTAATCTTAATTCATTTGAATTATTTATTTCTTCATTAACACTTTCAACTGAAAGTACTTTTGTTGAATCAAATATTGTTTTTATTTTATTAACTAAATTACCAACTAATATTTCCATTAATTTAAATTATTTTATAAGTTACATTATAACGTTGTGCAAACGTAGTTGAATCATCATCACTTATTCGCATTATAGAAACTTGTAAACCTCGATAAAAACTAATTCGTGGTTGACCTACTAATTGATATCCACAAATTTCACTAATTGGTAAGTTTATAGCCAAATTAATACCGATTTTACTCATTATATTATATGCACCACTATAATCAATAATACTACCATCAGGAGCTTTAAAATAAAGATTTTGAACATAAACAGTATTTCCTGTTCTAAATATATCTTCTGTTAAAATAATTTCAGTAAATCCAGTAGAACAAGAAGTGTTTCCTGTACGAACATCGGTACAATTAACATAAATGTTTTCATTTAAATAAAAATTATCATTAAATACAGATAATTCTGGTGTTACTACATTATACGACACTAAATCTTTTGGTAATATTACATCAAATATATTTATTTCTGTTAAATTATTATTCTGTTTGAACATCATATTAAGATATAATCTTTGTGCATATTGTGCATATTCAGGTTTTATTATAATATCTAATTTTTGCTTGTTTTTTAAATCTCTATCAAGCATTAAGATAGTATTACCACTTGGATTAAATGAATTATCATTTATTAAGTTTAATAACATATTACTAGTGAATGACATAGATATTGGATATGATGCACCAGTATTTGTGAAATTATAATTATAAGTATCTGTTAAACTTATATTTTTTATTTCATCATATTCTACCGAAACAACATTCATTTTCAATTTTGGATAAATTCCTGAATAATCGACTGAAATTTTTGCAGTATCAGAATCAACAAATTGATTTGTTGCAAATAATTTCAAAAGTTTTTCCATATTATTCATTCTTGATTTAATATCATCTAATGTTGTTTGAGAATAAATTAAACTTTTCATTTCTTGAATATCCATATTTATTCTGATGAATTCTGATATAATGTTGATGAAATTTTCATTTACTTGATAAAATCTTTTCATCATTTCATTATACATTTCAAATCCAAACATATTATAAATAGTACTTGGATCATATGTTAAAGGTTGAACATCATTATCAATATTATAATGAAGATTTAAATTGAACATATATGATAATCCATCATGTTCACCATTTGTCACTAACTTATGATATGGCGTAATTAATGTACCATAATTATCATCATCATTTTCAGGATTATTTAAAAATTCTATACCATACAAATTTACATATGAATGTAAATTATTATTTTGATCTCTTTCTACCAATTCATAATACCATAATATCGCATTGAAATCAAAATCGTTTGGTGCTCTACCATTTATTGCAATTGAACTAAATTCATCAAAATTATTACTTTTTAGATTAGGAATATTCATTTTATAATAATGATTCTTATCAACATCTAAAAAAATACCATCTATGTTATCTGAATTAAAATCCGTTAACTTTTCAATATAATTTTCTGCATTTAATCCTGTATTATCGGTGATTCTTACACCATAATAATCACCTTGATATCTCATTCTATCACCATTTGAACACAAGTATGTATTATTTGGTGTATCAAATTGACCATAAAATGAACCTGGGTAATTTTGTGGATTTGTTCTAATTGGTGAATTTAAACTTTCTGCACCAATTATTTCCGATTGTATTTCATCAGCTAAAATTGGTATTTCTAAATTTGGTTTATAATTACTATCATCTCTGATTCCAAAAAGAACTGTTGGTGTTTGCCCACCTTGATGTGGAATATAAGCTGTAACTTCTTGACCAATTCTTGATGCAGTTTGAATGTTTGTAATTTGATTTATTTCACCTACATATTGAATCAATCTATTGTAATTTAAATAGATATACGTTGTGCTTAAATTATCTTGACCACCACCATTAAACCTAACATTTAACCAAATTTTTGTTGTATTGCCACTAAATTCAATTTTACCAATGGTATAAATATCACCAAATGTCACAATATCAGTACCATCTGATATTTTTGTTTGATCTAATGCTGTATTACTTTTTAATATAATTTTGTCACCTACTTTAAATTTTGCAATTTCATTTATTATAAATAACGGTGTTCGTTCACCATTGTATATGTATTCATTACTTTCTTCAAACCATGTTGTTTGATAATCAATAATTTCTCGTTCTTTCCACAAATATTTTCTAAAATAATCTGTATTTGTTATAGTTGAAGCATTTGGATTATCAAAATCAGACATGTTTTTTTCCCAATCAATTTTGTGAACTGCTGGTTCAAAATCTATTAAATTTAATTTTCTACACCATTTCCAAAATATTGGTTCTGTTGGTGTATATCTTTCACCAATATTATAAAAATCAGAATTAGATGTTAATCTACTTTCATGTAATGCAGTATCATAGTTAGCAACATAATTTCGCAATGATTCAACTAATTGATCTGATAATTTTGTAGGTGTAGTATAATTTGGATCATCTGTATAAAATGGTGCTACACCATCCTCATTACTTTTTGGTAAAAAATCCATAATCCCATCTATTGGATTTGGTGATCCATCAACTTGTCTTGGTATATTTAATAATGCAAATTTTGTAAAATTCAAACTATACATATCATTATAGTTTGATAAATTTAAATCACTAGCACTTGAAGGAAAGGCGTAAAAAGACGTACCACGCTGTTTCATAGATCGGTAGCAAGGAGTAGACATACTTATATTATATTATTTTTTAATTTATCAACAATATCATCATATTTGATTCTAATTAATTGAATGTTATTTTTTAAACAAAAATCAGTTTTAATTTTATCATTGTTTTGTGTATATATCAATTTTTTAATCCCACTAATATGGTATTTTGGTAATTGTTCAAATTCACCATGTTTTGGGCAAATTATTTTAACTTTTTTTTTGTTTTTAATATAAATTCTTCTGTTGTTAATTTTTCTGTTCCACCACATTTTTGGCATCCACGTTTACGAAAATGTTTATCTGGTGTCTGTTCAAATTCACCATGAATAGGACAAATTATTTTAACTTTAGTTCGTAAATTAACATAATTAACTAAGGAATAATCGTATTTATTCCCGTGTATTCCCGTTGCTTTATTTATAAACCAAATATTATCAAATATCATAATATTGTATATATAAAAAATACAAATCCATAAAAATAAAAAAGAATGATAAATTATCATTCTTTTTTTTCCCATAATCTTTTATTCAATTCCATTCGAATAAGACTTATATCTATTTCATAATCTGCAATTTTATTCTTTAATTTTTCATATTCTAAATTACCAGATTCCATATTAGATAATATTAATTCTGATTTTTCTAAACATTTTTCGTATTCTTTTAATAATTTCTGTAATTTAACAGGTTCTGTTTTTTCGTAAATTTTAATAGTTTTCATATTATTATTTTTCCATTATATGTTATTGTAATTTGTTTATTTAAAAATATTGATACTATTCGTTCTTTATCCCTAATTTTACATTTTGATAAATCAATTTGAATTAAATCTCTTTTTTTATTCATATTTTCGTTTATTTTTTATAAATGATAAAAATAAAAAAGTTTATAAATGTTTTTCATTTATTGTGAAAACATCACCTTTATTTATATATGTCATTCTATTTTCTTTGTCTAATATGACCACCATTGCTAGTATGTGTATAAAATAATTCTATAACTTCATCACTTTTATTTGATACTGCTAAATTAAAAACTTCAACATTTGGATTATTTTTTTTATTTAATTCAAAATTATTTGGAAATGGTTCAAAAGATAAAACACGGGATGCACCCATATCTATTGCCATAGATGAAAATATTCCAATATTACCGCCACAATCTACTACAACATCACCAGCGTTTATTATACAATTTCCCTGAAAGTAATCTTCCCTTTTATATATTTCATAATATGTAACTGATTCTGGATATTTTACTTCAAATCGTTTACCCCAATCTGTTTTTAATATTTCAGAATCTTTTTCTAAATCAACTAAATCATTTGTATTATGCACATAAAAATCTTTTTTCATAATTTTATTTTATTTTTAAAATAAAATACATCTTATTTGGAAAATATCCAATAATATCTACCAATAATTGAATTTTATTTTTATTTTTTATACCATTTTTATTTGTAACTAATATTATTCCTGGTTGATCTATTTTAGTTTTAAACCCTAATATAACAATATTATCATCTAAATATTGTGATGCTAATATATGAACAGGATAATCAAAAGTTTCATTAATAAAATGTTTATTTATATTATCTGAAAATATAATAAACCTATCGGAATTTTGATATTTATCATTTATCGGTTTTATTGAATTAAAACAGCTATCAATTGTTGCTTTAGTTTCTTTCAATTTAATACTAATTGGATTTTTAACTATTGATATAATTTTATCAATAAATAATTGTTCTATTGCATCTGGTAATCTATTTAAATTATCAATTTCAAAAAAATCACATCTCATTTTTTTTGTGAAAACACCACCATTATTTTCTACATAAATAATATTGATATCATCTAAATTTTCACTTTCTTTTAATGATATATAAGGCAGTTTTTTTAATGTATTTAACATATTTGATTTATTTTTTTAAGTTTTAATTTTCGTTCTTCTCGTAGTTTTAATATCTTCAGTTCATTTATTATTTCTGATCCACAAATCAAATATTGACTTATTTTACTAAGTAAAAAATTTATATTTTTTAATTTATCATTAAAAACATAATCACAATCCAAAACATAATGTCTTTCACCAGTTTCAAAATTTCCACTATCTTCAACAATAGCATTACTTTGGATTAAACAAAGACAAATTTCTTCATCAACTTGATACCAATTTGATCTATATTATTCATCCAATATGTACAAACTGTTAGTTCACATCCACGTAATATATCTTTTAAAATTATTTTCATTTTTTATTGTTAAAATATTCTATCAAAAGATTTTCGATCAAAGTAGATTTTGTTACTTCTTTTTCTTCGATAACTTCTTCTAATAACTTATTAATTTTTTTATTAATTGATATTGAACATTTTACTTTCTTTTCATGTTCTGGCAATTTATTACGCATATATTTTTTATGTTATTTATTAATATTATGTAAAAAAGTTTAAAAAATAGCAAAAAATGACTTTATTTTATTTATATATAAGTATAAAAAAAGTATAAATATGAAACCAAATAGGGGAATAAAAAAAGATAATGTATCAATTACATTAAATCCAGAAATAATGAATTTATTAAATGAGGAAACAAATAATAAATCTAAATTAATAGAATGGTTACTATTAAACTATTTTACCAACATCGGTAAAGATACAAAAAAAATAATGATATAATTATGATAATAACAGAATATGCCACATTAAAAATAAATCCAAATAATTATAAATATCTAATATCATTGGGTTATAATAATATCAAAATTAATGATTTTTTAGAAATACCAATAAATAAATTATCAATTGGATGTGGTTATAAAATATCGGTTAAATGTGATGTGTGTGGAAAAGAAAAAATGTTATCTTATTGTAGATATATGAAAAGTTTTAATAATGGTGGATATTATGCTTGCTGTAATAAATGTAATTTGGAAAAAAGGAAACATGCTTGCACCGATGAAATTAAAGAAAAAGTAAAAAATACATGTTTAAAAAAATATGGCACTAGCAATTATTTTAAAACAGATGAATGTAAAGAAAAAATAAAGCAAACAAATTTGAAAAAATATGGTGTTGATAATGTTTTTAAAAACGATGAAATAAAAAAACAAATACAAAAAACGAATATCGAAAAATTTGGTGTTGATAATCCATCAAAATCAGTAGAAATAAAAATAAAAAAAGAAACAACATGTTTAAAGAATCATGGTGTAAAATCACCATATCAAAATAGATATATTTTTGAAAAAAATTTAAAAAGTGGTTTAAAAATTAAAAAATTTGAAAATAGTGAATTAAATTATCAAGGTTCATATGAATTAGATTTTTTAAATATTTTTTATAATAAAATAGATATAGAAAAAGGGTTAACAATTAATTATGAAATTGATAATAAAAATAAATATTATCATAGTGATTATTATATACCAAGTTTAGATTTAATTGTAGAAATCAAATCTACATATTGGTACAATAAATGCAAAAAAATAAATGAAATTAAAGAACAATATGCAAAAAAAGACCATAATTATATTATGATCTTAGATAAAAATTATGTTGATTTTGTTAAAATTATTAATTATAAATCACAATTTTGATAATGACATACGATATATTCTGATGATTTATTCAATTTTTTGTATTTCAGACCCATACTTACCAATTTAAACATAGTAAGAAAGTCGTGTCCATAACCACTTGACCATAAGTTAGTTACACCCTTTAAATTTTTATGACTTATTGAACTTGTACCAATACTAGCCCAACGTGGTTCAACTATTCTATGATAAAATTTCTTAAATGTACTATCAAGAACCATCAAATCATCGTAATAAACCATATCATATTTATCTAAATCAAATTCATCAACAATTAATTGTAAATGATTTGCACCAAGAACATCATCAGTATCTAAATAACTAATAATATCACCATCAGCTATTTCAAGTGCATCATTTCTCATAGCACCTGAATATAATTGTTGTTTCGGAATTTTTATCAATTTAATATTCGAATCATTCTTAAAAAATTTATTATACAATTCAACAGTTAATGGACAACCATCAGAAACAATAATTAATTCTTTATTTTGGTAAGATTGTTTTTTAAAACTATTTACAGCACGAACGAATTTTTTATCTCTGTTGGTTGCTGATCCTGGATATGGCAATAAAAATGATGCCATTATAACACTTACTTTTGGATTTGACATAATATTAATTTATTTTTTTAATATATATTATGATATTTTGGTTTTGTTTTTAAAATAAAAAAATCATATCAAAATTGATATGATTTTTTATTTTTAATTAGGTTTCACAGAACATTGAAAATTTACTGAAAATTCGTTTTTCTTTGAACTCCATTGTCTAACTATATGACCATCACAATAAAATCCTGATTTTGCAGGAAAGCTTTTTTCAATAGTTGAATATAGTTTATTAGCACTTAAAAATGAATCTGTATCAATATAATATAAATTCTGTTCACCATTTAAACAAGCTTCATCTTTACTTTTTGAACCATAAGATAAATATATTTCATCTTTTGGTTTTGTTGTTGTAGGTTTAAAAACAGTCGTTGTCGTTGTCGTAGTATTTTTTTTATTTTTTACATAAAAATATATTCCGATCATTAAACCTAATAATACTAAAACTAAAATTACTTGTACCATACTTTTTTATTTTTTTTTTTATTTTTTTTTTTATTCGCTAATAGGACAATTACCACTTATGCCAAAAGTTAATCCATTCCAATATCTCCAATATGTAGATCCATTAACACGATACCATCCATCATTTGCATAAACTGTACCTGATACATTGGCATATAACTTTGTAGCATCAGGAAAAGCAATTTCATCTATATAAAAATCAGTATATATATCCATTCCACAAGTTACACCACTACCCAAATCACTATATGCTAAACTTATAGAATAAGTTTGTACTGTTGTTGTTGTCGTTGTTACTGGTGCAACAGTTGTTGTCGTTGTTGGACAAGTATATGGTGATAAATCACCATCTACACACATTTTAACTTCTCCATAATAACTATAATATGCTGTTCCTAATGGTTTTTCATAACATGTTGGATAATATAATTCCGTTGCAGTTGACCATGATGCTGTATTAATATACACATCAATATTTGCACCAGCATCACTACAAACAATATAAGCATTTCCAGAATATTTTACCCCAATATATACACAAGGTGTAACTGTCGTAGTTGTCGTTGTTGGTGCAACTGTTGTTGTCGTTGTCGTTGTTGGTGCAACTGTTGTTGTCGTTGTCGTTGTTGGTACGAAACATGGTGTATATGGACCAAAATTAGTCATATCCCAAGATCTATATCCTCCAGTAAGATCAATTAAAAATCCACCAGCTGGACCA